TAAAACCTTCCATGTTGTCCATACAAAAACACACCCATCACTTACTATCGGAAGCACGTTTACCCACTCCGAAATAAATTGATTATCGTTTTCAATTACAGCAAATTTTTCAGATTTCTTTCGCATGTTACTGCTATAAGAAACTCCATATGGTGGATCGGTAAAAACAAGTGTTGCCTTTTCTCCATCCATCAATCTTTCCACTTCGTCGATCATTCCTGAATCACCACACATCAACCTGTGTTTTCCGAATGAATAAATATCACCAACTTTTGTTTTTGATTCTATCGGTAGTGATGGGTGGGTTTTTGTATGGACAACATGGAAGGTTTTAAAAGAATGGATTGATATAACCGCACCAATTGGAAAACTATCAAACATGGTGATCTGGGACAAAGGCGGCGGGGGCATAGGCGACCTATCAAAAACATTCTCAACAGACTATGAGATTGCATTGGTGTATAATCGTGGCGCAGAGATTACTGGTAAAAGATTGGGCAGTGTTTGGTCAATTGGAAAAGACGGTGCATCAGAATATTTGCATCCAACACAAAAACCAGTTGGGCTTGCAGAAATGGCAATTGAAAACTGCACAACAGTAAATGCAAATGTTCTCGATCTTTTTGGTGGTTCTGGATCAACAATGATTGCTTGCGAGAAACAAAAGCGCCATTCTTTCATAATGGAAATTGATCCAAAGTATTGTGATATTATTATATCAAGGTGGTGTAAATATACTGGGAATAAAAACATTATTCTAAATGGATGCGAGATTGAGTGGAATGGCTAATATAGTTTCCATCAGAAAATTTTCATTGGTGGTTGAGGTTTCTCATACCGCAGTTTTGAAAGCAATTCGAGAAGGTAGGTTGACTGATTCAGTTCACTTTGATTCTAATGGATCACCAAATGGAATTGATATTGATAAAGGAAAACAAGAATGGGCATTAAATAACCCAAGCCCAGTTCGTGAAGATATAGCAAAAGTAAATAATCCAGAATCAAAACTTCCTGCTGGTCCAAGCTATGCTCAGGCAAGGGCCGTCAGAGAAAATTACATGGCAAGAATTGCAAAGCTTCTTTTCGAAGAGAAGATTGGAAAGCTTGTTGATGCCGATGCTGTAAAATTGAAATCATTTGAGACAGCGCGAACTATTCGAGATTACATTTTAAACATACCGAACAGAATTTCTTCAGAGCTTGCATCAGAAACCGACCCAGTAAAAATTCATGCGATGCTCACAAAAGAGTTTACTGATGCGCTCAATGAATTATCAAGGCTTTTGAAAAATGGCGATTAGTATAAATGAAGCTGTAACATTTGCTTTTTCCAATGGGCTGATGCCTGATCAAATTTTAAGTGTGAGCCAATGGGCAGAGAAACACCGCATGCTTTCAAACCGTGCATCAGCAGAGCCAGGTAGATGGAGGAACCAAAGAACACCATACTTGGTTGAAATCATGGATTGTCTATCAAGCCATTCAGAGGTTGAAGAGATTCGATTCATGAAGGGTGCTCAGATCGGTGCAACCGAAGCTGGAAATAATTGGCTTGGGTATATCATTGATCAATCACCAGCTCCAACAATGTGTGTTTTGCCAACTGTTGACATGGCAAAAAGATCAAGCAAGCAAAGAATCCAGCCATTGATTGATGAATCTCCAAGGCTATCTGAAAAAGTGAAGCCTTCAAGGGAGCGTGATTCTGGGAACACCACTTTGATGAAAGAGTTTCCAGGTGGAATTTTGGTTTTAACTGGTGCAAATTCTGCCGCTGGGTTGCGATCGATGGCGGCAAGAAATCAATTTTGTGATGAGATTGATGCTTATCCAGGTGATGTTGATGGAGAGGGTGATCCGCTATCACTTGCAAAAGCGCGGACAAGAACATTTTCAAGGAGAAAACTTTTTTATGTTTCGACTCCAACCATTTCAGGCAGATCAAGAATTGAATCATTGTTTGATGGTGGAGATAGAAGATTCTATTTTGTTCCATGCCCACATTGTGGAGAGTTTCAAAAATTAATTTGGACACAAATAAAATGGGAAAATGATGATTACAAAACAACATATTATTCATGCATTAAATGCAGTGGAAAAATTGAAGAGCATCATAAAACACAAATGCTTGAAATGGGTGAGTGGAGATCAGAAGAAGAATTTCCAGATCCAAAAATAAGAAGCTATCATTTATCAGGATTGTATTCTCCAGTTGGTTGGTTTTCATGGGCTGATGCAGTTAAATCTTTCATCGAAGCGAAGGACAAAACCGATCTTCTAAGGGCTTTTGTGAACACGGTGCTTGGTGAAACATGGAAAGAAAAAGGAGATGCACCTGATTGGCAGCGACTTTATGACCGAAGAGAAAATTATGAAATTGGAATTGTGCAGCCTGGTGTTGTGTTTTTAACAGCGGCCGTGGATGTTCAAAAAGATCGGTTGGAGTTTGAGGTTGTTGGATGGGGAAGGGACAAGCAAAGTTGGTCCATTGACTATGGGCAGTATTTCGGAGATCCATCAAACATTGAAGATGCATGCTGGAGAGAGCTCGATAAACTTTTGGCCAAGGTGTATCCCGACAAAAGCGGTGGCCAGTATCAAATTAAAATGCTGACGATTGACTCTGGTTCAAATACATCAACCGTTTACTCATGGACAAGAAGGCACCCAATTAGCAGGGTTTCAGCAATTAAGGGGCAGGATACTGCAAGCATGATTGTTGCGCCTCCGAAAAATGTTGATGTTAGAACCGATGGGAAGCGCATTAGACGGGGTTTAAAAGTTTGGAACGTGGGTGTTTCGATTGCAAAGACTGAGCTTTATTCATGGCTCAACCAAGAGAAGCCAACCGATGGTCACAGTTTTCCTTATGGCTATTGCCATTACCCTCAATATGGTGAGGAGTTTTTCAAGCAATTGACAGCCGAGCAGGTGGTTGCAAAGATAATAAAAGGATATAGGAAATATTATTGGGAGAAAACTCGCGAACGAAACGAGGCATTGGATCTTAGGGTTTATAACAGGGCCGCAGCATCCATTGTTGGAATCGATAGATTCACAAAAGAACAGTGGGATGCGCTAGACATTACAAGAAACGGTGAGATTAAAAACAAAGAAATATTGGATGAAGTTGCAAAAATTCCACCAAAACCAGAAAAAAAACCATCTAATAATCAAAAAAATCAAGAAAAGCGCCGATCATCTTTTTGGTAGGATGAAAAAGAAACACAAGGTTACTCTTTATAAAAAGTGGGGAATCTTATGGCATGGACAGCGCGTGACCTTGATGATCTAGAAAAAGCATACAAGCAAGGCATCCTGACGGTTAAATATACCGACAAACAAATTACTTATCGATCACAAGATGAAATGAAGAAGTTGATTGACCAAGCAAAAAATGAGCTCGGCGTAAAAAAAGCTGGACCCTATCGGCAAGTTGGGCAATTCTCAAAGGGATTCAAATAAATGGCGAACAAAAAAAATCCAATTGATTCTCTCGTTTCATATTTCTCACCGCATGCTGGCTTTAAAAGGGCTCAAGCAAGAGCGGCACTGGATGTTGTATCAAAAGCAAGATCATACGAAGGTGCAGCAAAAGGAAGAAGGACGGCAGGATGGAAAACATTTGGCACTGATGCAAATGCAGAAACCAATTCTGCGCTTTCAACTTTAAGAAACAGATCAAGGGATTTAGTTCGAAACAATGGATACGCAGCAAAAGCCGTTCAGGTTTTGGTTGAAAACACCATTGGAACGGGGATTGTTGCAAAGCCAACTGGAACAGCAAAGGGAAGAGTTACGGCCGCAAATGATCTTTGGAAGAGCTGGGCAGAATCTCTTGATTGTGATTTTGATGGGCTTCATGATTTTTATGGATTACAAAGTTTAATTTTTCGCTCTCTTGTTGAGGGTGGTGATGTGCTCATTCGAAGGGTTCGAACATCATACGACTCGGAGAAAATACCTATTCAATTGCAGGTTTTGGAGGGTGATTATCTTGATGTAAGCAAAAACACAATTGGACCAAACCAAAACACACGGGTTGTTCAGGGTGTGGAGTTTGATCAATCAGGAAAAAAAGTTGCATATTGGCTTTTTGATAAACATCCAGGCGACAATACTCAATATCACGGGCTCACATCAAAGCGATATTTGGCAGAAGATATTATCCATCTTTATCGTGTGGACCGTGCAGGACAGGTTCGAGGAGTTCCTTGGGGATCGGCTGCGATTATCACACTGAGAGATTTCGATGAATACGAGGATGCACAGCTCATTCGTCAGAAAATCGCAGCTTGTTTTGCAGCATTTGTTTATGATCAAGAGCCACCAGCGGAGCTTGGAAATGGAAAGCTTTCGATTGATAAAGTGGAGCCAGGAATTATTGAAAATCTTCCACCAGGAAAAGATATTAAATTTGCAAGCCCACCAAGTGTTGACGGATACAGCGATTATTCAAAAATTACTTTGAGAAAAGTTGCAGCTTCATATGGCGTATCCTATGAATCTTTAACGGGTGATTATTCAAATGTAAATTTCTCATCTGGAAGAATGGGCTGGCTTGAGTTTCAAAGAGCTTTGGATGCATGGCGATGGAGAATTGTTATTCCAAGATTGTGTCATCCTGTTTGGAAATGGTTTGCACATGCGGCAGATTTAAAAGGCGCAAGTTTAACGGGAGTTTCACCGATATGGACACCGCCAAGAAGAGAAATGATTGATCCATCAAAAGAGATTGCTGCAAACTCATTGGCAATTAGGAATGGATTTAAATCATTGCCTGAAGTAATTCGAGAAGATGGAAATGATCCGGCAGAGGTTATGCAGGAAATTTCTGACTCAAACAAAACTTTGGATAAATTAGGAATCATCTTAGACTCAGATCCAAGGAATGTTTCAAAGGGTGGGATGACTCAACAAGATAAAATTATTGAGGCACAAGCTCAAAATTCAGGGGGAAATCAATGAAAACAGAAACAAAACAGATTCAAATGGTGACGAGAGCGGCGCAATTTGCTCCAGAAACTCTCGATGCAGATTCAAGAACGGTGGAACTTGTATGGACCACTGGTGCGCAAGTGCGCAGATATTCTTGGATGGAAGGCGATTTCATTGAGGAGCTTGCTGTTGATAAAAAGTCTGTTCGAATGGACAGATTGAATAATGGCGCTCCATTTTTGGACGTTCACAATCAGTATGAAACGCGCGCTGTTCTTGGTGTTGTTGAAAAGGCATGGATTGCAAATGGCGAGGGCCGAGCAACTGTTCGGTTTTCAAAGCGTGCCGATGTTGATCCAATTTTCCAAGATATCAAAGATGGTATTTTGCGAAACATTTCAGTTGGATACAAGACACACAAAGTTGAAAAAGGAAATTTTAAAGATGGTTTGCCAATCGTTCGAGCGATTGATTGGGAGCCGTTTGAAATCAGCCTTGTTCCAGTTGGAGCGGATGGAAAAGCAGGATTCCGTTCTTCCGAAGAAAATAATTCCTGTGAAATTGTGGATCTGAGTAATGATCTAATTAATAAAGGTAACCAAGAAGAAGGAAAAAGAAACATGCCACCAGAAATTGTTACAGAAACAGCACCAAAAGAAACCGTTGAACCAGCGAAAACTCAAGTGGTTGATGAAACATCCGTTCGTTCTGATGCGACAGCAACAGAGCGCAAACGTACAGCGGAAATTATGGAAGTTTGCTCTAAGGCAAAAATTGATGAAGTAACCACAAAGCGATATCTTGAAACAGGTGTTGCGATTGAACAAGTTCGAAAGGAAATCATTGACAATATGAAAACAACCGATCAAATCAACGGAAATCTTCGTGTAGAAGCTGGCAAACAGGACGAAACACTCACTCGTAAAGAGGGTATGGAAGAAGCACTTTTGTCACGCTCAAATCCAGGCACATTCAAACCAACTGAAAAGAGCCGCAACTTTGTTGGGATGAGCCTTCTCCGCATGGCGGAAGAAATTGTTGGATCAAGCGCACGCGGTATGACTCGTTCACACCTTGCAAAACGTGCTCTTTCAACTTCCGACTTCGTGGAAGTTCTTGCAAATGTTTCAAACAAAACTTTGCGCAACGGTTACACACTCCAACCAAAAACATTCATGCCATTCATCACTCAAGGCACTTTGACTGACTACAAACCAGCAAAGCGTATTGCATTCGGTGAAATGAGCAGCCTTGAATCGGTTGCTGAAGGTGAAGAATACGAACAAGGAACAATCGGAGAATCTGCCGAATCAATCCAACTTGGTAAATACGGTAAGATCATCAAGATCACCGAAGAAATCATTGTGAATGATGACCTGAACGCATTCAGCCGCGTTGCCCAGCTTGCTGGTGCAGCATCTGCAAGATTGGAATCAAAGCTCATTTACACTGATACTTTGATTGCAAATCCAAACATGAGCGATGCAGTTGCATTGTTCCACGGTACGCACGGCAACTTGCCGACAGCAGCAGCAATCACAGTGGCTTCACTTGGATTGGCAAAAGCGGCAATGCGCAAGCAAAAAGGTGTTGACGGTTTAGACTACCTTGATCTTGAACCAGCATTCTTGATCTGTGGACCAGATAAAGAAACTGAAGCACGCCAAGTTCTGTTTGGTCAAATGCTTGCGAACACTACTGCGAACGCAAATATTTTTGCAAACTCCATGCAGTTGATTGTTGATTCTCGGATCACTGGCAACAAGTGGTACTTGTCTGCAAGCCCGAACACAATTGACACAATCGAACTTGCAATGCTTGAAGGCATGAATGGTCCTGAGCTCTCTCAGGAATCTGAGTTCAATGGTGATTTCATCAAGTTCAAAGTGAAGCACGTTGTCGGTGTCAAAGCGATTGACTACCGTGGATTGATCTACAACAGCGGAGCATAATAAAAATTTTCGGAGCCTGGGAAACTGGGCTCCGTTAAAAAAAAACCAAAGGAGAAAAAAATGAAAAATAAAATTTTAGACAAAGCATGCACAATTCCTTACGCGCACTCGGCTGCCGTAGTATCTGGCCAACCAGTTTTGATTGGTGATATTCTCGGCGTAGCCGTAAAAGACTACGAAGCAAACGAACAAGGTATGTATGATGTCGAGGGTGTTTTCACTGTCGATAAAGCAACTGGCGGCGCTCTTGTTCAGGGTGCAATCTGTTTCTGGGATGACACTGCAAAGAAAATCACATCCACAGCATCAACAAATAAACCTGTTGCGATTGCATGGGCTGCTGCTGCAAGTGGCGACACTTCTTGTAATGTAAGCCTCAAGGCTTTGACAAAAGACACTGACACATAATTTTGGGGGGGAGCTCAGGCAACTGGGCTCCCATATTTTATGGGATGGCTCGATCAAACAGACCTTATTTTAAAGGCATCAACATCAGCATTTGGTGAACCGTGCAAATACAAAAATAAGAGTGGGAGCGAGTTCTGTATCGAAGGAATTTTTGATAATAATTATCAAGAGATTCCTTCGCAGGGTGATTCAAGAGTGCAATCAACAGGACCACAGCTTGGGGTTCGGTTGTGTGAATTTGAAACCACGCCTCAAGAGGGTGAAACGGTAAGCATCAGAGATATTGTTTACAGGGTTTTGGAATTTAAACCGGATGGCCAAGGTGGCGCGGTTTTGATTTTGAATAAAGTGTGAAATGGATCATAAAAGAAAAACAATTAGGGAAAAAATAGTCACACTTTTAAAGGCTGGTGCAACATCGGCCGGAGATAATGTTTTTTCAAATAGGGCTCACGCTCTTTTCGCAACAGAGCTTCCATCAATCATAGTTTACAGCGGTGATGAGGATTCAGAATTTTTAAATCCACCAGAAAACAGGCTAAAAAGAACACTCGATGTTTTTATTGAGCTTGCCATTGGACAAACCACAAATATTGAAGATGAAATTGATGCTCTATGTTTAGAGGTTGAGGAAATCATCAAGCCAAAAAGTGAGCTGGATAGATTGTATGGAAATTTGGTTCAATCCGTTGAGTTGAAAAAGACTGAAACTGGAATTTTTGAGAAGGCAGACAAGGTAATTGGATCGGCAAAACTTACATATTCGTTTGAGTATGAAACCAATTATTAAAATGCTTTCAGTTAATTGGGTACAGGATTTAAAAATAAAGGAAGAGGAGAAAATTTATTATGTCATTGAGTAATCCACGTTCGATTTTTGGGATTCATGAAATTTCACCATATCGCAGAGACACGGGAAAATTTTACGGTAAACTTCGGGTGCTTTCAGGATCATCCATTTCATTCACTGGTGAGCAAATCAAGCTCAATGGAGGGTCTAACAAGTATCCTTGGAGCGTCGAATCGGGGCTCATTACCAGCGAGATGACGTTGAAATTTAAGGAATATCCAGGCTTTGTGTTCGAACTTTTCTTCGGAAAAGCTGCGACAGAAGTCACAACCCCATCAGCAACTGGTGAAGTAAACGATTATGCAAACGTAAAGGGTGCAACCGTAAAAGATGGAACCAACGGGCTTTCAGCGGTTTCAGTAATCCCAACCACAGGGGCAGCAAATTTGAAATTTGGCCGATATGTGTTGGTTGCAACCGACTCTGACAGCGTTGACATTTACGTTTCAAGTGATTTGAATTTTGATCGAGGAACGGCAGAGGATTATGAAGATGATCTTCTCAAGGTTGGTTCGGTGGATATCACTTCCGCAACAAACGATGTTGCCAGCCTTGGTTTGAGATTCGCAAAAACAGGAACGCCAGCTTTCACAGTAGGTGATACTGCAATCTTTGACGTGTTGCCTCCATACAGCTCTAAAATGAGCGTTTTGGTTGGATCTCCAACCGATACTACTCCAGAGTTTGGCGCTCTAATTGCCGCTGAGAAGCGCTCTGATCTTTCAATTGTGTATATGGATGTTTTCCGCGCGAAAGCGACAGGGATGCCAATCGGGCTTGAAGCAAAAGCATTCTCCGAATCCGAGGTGAAAGTAGATTGTCTCTATGATTCAACCAAGGGCGGGGTGTTCAAGTTCCTTTCAGTGAATCCATCAAGCTAATTTGTTCCGTGAGCCATAGGTGGAAGGGGGTTGGGAGAAATTCCAGCCCCTTTTTTATTGCCTTAAATTAAAATTTGTGCGGAAATCTTGGCATGACAATAAAACTAGAAGATATCTCTCCAGAGGATGCGGAATACACGCTTTCAAATGGAAAAACGTACCAATGCAGAAAATTCACACTTGTTGATAACGTGTGGCTAGAAAAAGAATTTGGTGTTGGTGATGCTCTCGAAACAGCGTTGAATGATCCGCTTCAAATGATGCGCGTTGCATTCCATCAAATGCCACCAGAGCAGCAGGAACAATTTAAAGCAATTCAAATTAAAGAAGTAGATGAAAACACAGGTGAAAGTTCTGTTAAATCACTCGGTGGATGGCGTTTATTTGCAAAAGACATTGCTGGTCCTGATGACACCAAGGCTTTATCTGGAGCCATTGTCAAAGCAATGGTTGGATCATCACCAATGATTGATCAATTGGCGAAAGATGCCATGAAAAAACAGGCTCAGTCAAAAAAAAAGCCGCTTGCTGGGGTGAAATCTTCGACCTGATTGCATCAGAGTACGGTTACACATTTGATCAATTCAGGGCTATGACTTTGAAAGAAGTGCAGATTGCCGTTCGAATGATAAATAACAGATCCATCAAAAAAAATCGCTTTGAGGCAGCTTTGCACGGTGTGAAACTACAATCAACGGGTGATGATGGTGATGTTGAAACGCAAGAATTAGATCAGGACAAGCAAAACGAGATTGATAATAATATGCGCGCTTTAGCCATGCAAAAACAGATGGAGATGAGTAGGAATGGCAGACGTAAAGGGTAATGTAAATATTACGATTGGCGCGGATGTTGAGGCGTTTAAACGTGCCGTTGAAGATTCAAAGAAAAAAACAAAGTCATTTAGTGATCAATTGGTTCAGGCTGCAGCAACCACGGCCGCTTCATTTGGAACAATCAAGGTTGCGGTACTCGATTCAGTAAAAGCATTTGGTGAGGCAGACAGGGCATCCAGGCAGCTTGATCAGGCACTTCTTCAGCAGGGCTTGGCATCTGATGGGCTTGCGGAATCCTACGATAAATTAGCTCTTCAAACCGCGCAGCTCACTGGCCAAGATGATGACGCTGTGAAAGCCACCTTCGCGCGCGCACAAGCGTATCTTGGAACAATTGAGATCACCGAAGAGTTGACAACGGCTGCTGCAAATCTTGCTGCAGGATTGAATATTGATCTTGATGAGGCATTCACAAAAATTGCAAAGAGCGCCACTGGCACAACCAATCTTTTAAAGAAGCAACAGATCACGATCGATGAGACAGGAACGTCACAAGAAAAATTAGCTCAGATTTTAAAGCAAGTTGAATCAAGGTTTGGTGGACAGGCAGAGGCATCAAAAAATGTTCTGACTTCTTTTGCAAACTTTGAAACATCCACAGGAAACCTTGTTGAATCACTTGGTGGGCAGCTTGCCCCAGCAATTCGAGCAATTGTTGATGGGCTTGCACGACTTGCACAGGCTGCTGCAGATAATAAAGAGTTTATAAAATTTATCACTGTTGTTGGTGGGGCTGTTGTTGGTTTTATTTCAATCGCTGCAGCAATGAGCTCTGTTGCAAGTATTGGCGGGCTTCTTGCGACAACATTTGGGGCAACAAGTGCAATTGGAACTGTTTTGGCGGCTGTCGCAACTGCAATCGGCGTGAGTGTTGGTGCATTGGTTGGTATTTTTGCGGCCGTTGTGGTGGCAGCTGGGCTTTTGTATGCGTATTGGGATAAAATATGGCCAGCAATGCAAGCCGTTTTCCATGCTTTCATTGATAATGTTGGACAAGCCGCAAGAGGATTGGGGCTCATTTTAAAAGGTGCGCTCACTTTTGATGGTGCTGAATTATCAAAGGGAATGGATTTGATTGCAGGTGCTTTTAAGAAAGGCTTTGCAGAGATCCGCGCAGAGGTTGGCAAAAAACCGGAAACCGCACCACTAACACCAGATGAAATTGCAAAACTTTCACATCAACAAGCGATTAATGAGGCCAATAAAAAAGCCCGTCAAAAAGAAGAGGCAGAAGTTGCGGCGCATGCGCAAAGATTAAAACAAATTGAGGCAAACAAAGTTGAAATTTTGAAGCTTCAAGCTGAAGGTGGATCATCACAAATGATTGCACTAAAGCAGCGTGAAAATGCAATTTTAGAGCAGATCGACAAGGATAAAGATCAAAGATTAATTGCTCTTTTAAATAAGCAAAAAGACGATGTTCTAGAGAGACAAAAAGAACAGGCTGCAATTGATTCTGAAAGAAGAAAAGAATTAAACGAAAATTTGTTGGCTGAAAATGAAGAGTATCAGCAATTAACCGAGGAGCAAAAAGAGCGGTTTTATCAGGATAGTGCAGCCAAAGAATCCGAAAGATTGCTCACAGATTCCACTATTCGACAACAAGCGGCTGCAGATCAGTTGAAGCAGCAGGTTGACACGCAAAATAAATTTCTTGTTGAAAGACAAAAGTACGGTGTTGCATACGCAACAATAAATAAGGCACTAAACAGCGATGAGGTGAAGGGATTTAAACAGGGTGCAGATGATTTAGTTGCTCTGACACAATCTAAAAACGGGGCTTTAAAAGCGATTGGGAAGGCCGCCGCTGTTGGGCAGATTGCAATTCAATCAGCAACGGCCGCAATGAATATTTACGCAGGATTTTCAACAATTCCAATTGTCGGTGTTCCTCTTGGTATTGCTGGGGCCGCTGCCGCAATTGCATTTGGTGTGGAGCGAACTGCTGACGTTGTTGCTGCTGCAGACGGTGGTTTGATTACTGGTGGAATACCAGGCGTTGATTCTGTTCCAGCTCTTTTGCAAAGAAATGAGTTGGTTGTTCCAGCAAAAAGTTTTGAAGAGGTTGTTGGAGCTGTTAGAAAAGCGCGTGGTGGGGAAAATGATGATGATAACAATCGTCAATTTTCTGCAAATGTTACGATTGGCTTTAGTGGAAAAGAAGCATCACAATTTTTGACTGTTCGGCAACTTGAGGATCGGGCTTTAGGAGTAAGCCAAGAAGGATGATTACAGGAAACAACAAATTTTTTGAGAAATCAAAGTGCTTGCAAATTGATGGTGCAACGGCTGCTGTTTCCAGCGGCACAAACACTGCTGATTTTATCATTGATCAAAACAATTACACATATTGGAGATCAAGTTCATCTAATGATTTAACTACAGAGACAATTGAGATCGAGTTCGATGAGGTTGAAATCGACAGAATTTTTTTGATGCGCCATAATCTCAAAGATTATAAAATTGAATATTGGAATGGGTCGGCATGGACACATTTTTCAAGCGTTGTTGGCATTACTGGATCACTTGCAAACATTACTGAAACAGTGTTTGAAAAAAATGTTTCATATTATGAGTTTTCACCTGTAACAACATCAAAAATTCTTGTCACAGCATTAAAAACTCAAGTTGCAAATGAAGAAAAATATATCTCTCAGGTTATATGCACAAAAGAAATCGGAACGTTTGCTGGATTTCCAAGGGTGAAGGATCTTGATTTTGATAAAAACTCCAGAACAAAAAAAACAATAAGTGGAAAATACTCAATCCAAAAATCTTTCGAAGTTGCATCATTTGGAATGGAATTAAAAGATTATCCAACTGACGATGAATTTAATGTTGATCTTGATCTGGTCACAAGTTTGTATGAATCAGAAGATCCGTTTTTAGTTTGGCTTTGTGGTGGTAAATATGGAAAACCATTTTTTAGATACACAATCAGGGGCTACAGATTGGAAGATTTATTCCAAATGAAGGTTTCAAAGCCGATAAAAACAAGCTACAACAATGGTGTTTATATTAATCCATTAAATCTTATTGTTGATTTTGAGGAGTCAATTTGATTAATTATCAAGTTTTCATCACTCCAAGAAATGGCCAGCTCACTTACGGTGATGAAATTGAAATAACAGATTTTGTTTTGGAAAACTCAATTTCACCAATACGAGTTGGGATTGATTCAACAGACTACGACATTGGAATTTTTTTCTTCGATGATGTTCAGCTTACCATGGCAAACATAGATGGATATTTTAATGATGATCAGGATTACAGATCAATTTTTCCATACGGTAGGGATAAAGCAAAATGCAGGGTTGTTTACAGAGATTCTAAAAACATTGATGATGGAACAATTGTTTTTAATGGCCTGGTTGCAGATGAAGCCACGCGCATTGATGCCCAAAAAGACGAGATTCAATTTAGAGTTTTATCAAAGTACAGTATTTTAAAGGATGTGAATGTTTCAGGTGGAACAATCACCGATGGAATGCTTGCATCATCAGCATTTTATTCAATTTTAAATGTTCCAAAAATTACCGCTGTTTTGAACGTCGATGCTTTAAATATTAATCCAGCAAATGATATTGTGATTGATGTTGGATCTGAAATTTCAAGCAAGAGCGTTAAGGATGCTTTGAACCAACTTCTTCTTGCAACAAATTCAGTAATTTTGGTTGATGATGACGACAATATTTTGATTCAATCAAGAAATGAAACAAATGACAGACCTGTTCTTGAGCTTTTTGGACCGTTCGATTTAAAGCGCAGAGAAAATATCATTGACATAAAAAACTACAACACTGGAAAGCAAAGGATGTTCACTGCTGTTCAGGTTAATGATGCGCAAGAGGTGAATAATGGCCACATTGACTATTATGGATACAAGCAAAAAACAATCGACATGCCATTCATTACTGATCAGACAACCGAAAGGCTTATTGCATCGGAATTGCTTGCGGAGTTTAAGACACCAAAAATTGAGCTTGAGGTAACTGTTCCAACAAGTGTTGCCAGAGGATACAAGCCTTTGGATAGGGTTTCAATTGATCACCCTCTTAGGATTATTCCAGTTGATGGAACATTTCTTCCAATAGTTGATGAGGCAGTGATTGGTGATGACCTGACTCCAATACCAAAAACCACTGGATCAATTTCAATTGAGCCACAAATGGGGTTTAAAATTTTGGAAATAAAAGAAGATCCAAAATCATTTGAAACATCATTAAAATTGCGGCAGATCGGTATTGATATTGGCGATGGTTATTTTAGTACAAGTTTATGTGGGATTATTAATTATGCTATTGTCGGCATTTCGCAGATATGTGAGGATGGAGATATTGCAGATTCATTTAATCCGAGTGTAGTAGGTGCGGCAGTGATTGGTTATACTGAGGTTTCGGTTTAAAAAAGGGGAAATAAAAAAATGGGAACAAATACTTTAACAAATAGGGCCGCAGGGCAAACAATTTTAGCGACTTTTTTCAATGACATTCACCAAGCTTTAAATGGTGATCTTGTTGGAAGAAACTCTTCGGGAGTTCCATCAACAAATCAAAATTTAGGAACAACAGCCCTTCCTTGGAACGTGATCAATGCAATGTCTTTGGTTCTTAATGGATCAAGTGTTGATGTTTCTCAAATTGTTAGTCCAGTAAATCGCATAGTTTCTGGAAAAACAAGATCAACATCAAATCAGCCAGCATTCATTACTCCGAATGGAGCTGCAGCAAGTTTTGTTTTGGAGGGAGTAAGCGAAAATTTACAACTCGACATTAACGGATCTATCGTTTCTGTAAATACAGATATATCAGTTACTGGTTTAACGGTTGCCCCAGGAACACAAAACACAGCAACGGTGAATGATTCAACGGCAGCTGGCCAGGATGATACTAGAAGATGGGGCGAGAGCGACCACTTTAAAAAAATAACAATGGCTTCAGCTGGCACAAACATCACAGCGCTTGTTGGAAAATATGCGGCTTTTAAAATTGGAACTGAATATTTTATTGCGTATGTTGAGAGCTCAACTGTTCTTTCAAAAGCAATGCGCGGATATTTTTACAGCTCAACACTTGCGCCTTTTAATAGAACAACATTTTCAAACGGTGCAACAATTACACTAATGAGCCTTGGTTGGGTTTTTGTTGAAAATAATGCAGCAACAGTTTCTGTTTCATACACTGTTCCTGTTTGGGCATATGTTGCCCCAACATCACCAGCAACAAATGATTACTGGTATGACCTTGGAAACAATGTTTGGAAGAGATACGATGGGGCCAGTTGGACAATCATCAATAGAACGCTTGTTGGAAGTGTTGTTATTGATTCCACAAATTGTGTTGCTGCAAGGTGTGTTGATTTTTATGCAAACACAAGTTCAAAAAATACCATTGAGGTTGAAATTAGCACCACTGAGATTGTTCAAACATCAAAAATTAACAGTGAAATTTCAGTTGCTGGAAGAATGATCTACCTTGGAAATGCTCCATCAAAATGGAACATTACAACAATGCTTGCGACATCGGCTGATATGTATTCAGCAACAGAAGCTGCATCAACTTACTATTTCCTTTATATCAAGGACACAGGTGAATTTGTGATTTCTGATATTTCGCCTTATTCTAGACCGGAGTTGGGTGGGAAATATCATCCGCACAATCCTTGGCGCGCTGTTGGAAGAATTTACAATGATGGATCTTCAAATATCACAAAAATTTCTGGTTACTACAACCCAACAACAGAAAACATTCAGCTTTTGAGCTATGCCGGAATGGGTGCTGTAAATACAAAAATTATTCGATACACGACAACCACAATTGACAACATGGCAAACATTGAATACGCAACAAGCGCAAACTCTGGCGCATCATTTACTGCCATGGAAGAAGGTGAGTATGAGTTTATTGCCAGATTTGGAAACACAGATATTAATTATTGTGGGCTATCAAGAAATTCAACCCAACTTACTACTTCGGTTCTTTCAATTACAGATTCAACAAGGGTTGTTATGTCAACAACGCCTTATGCAAATGAGCCCGTTACAATGTCGGCACTTGTTCATTTAAAAGCTGGTGAAGTGATCAGGCCACACATTGCCTTGACTGGATCAAACTCAATTTCCACAGCAAATGCAATGTATGTAAAACAAACAAGAAGCTTTATGGAGTAATTATGTCAAATAAAATGAAAAAACTATTAATTGAAAATGAAAGTGGCATTAAGGAAATCATTGAGGTTGATGAAAAAACAGGAGGCTATGCTTTTCCAGAAAAGATTATTTGGGATGAATCAAAACAAGGTGAGATTCCAAGTGATAAAATTACTGAAGCGCGTGATGCCGAAGAGTTTAAAAACTTGGATATTGAAAAAAGAATCCATGCCGTTAATAAATCACATGAAGATTTAAAAGAAATTGATTTGAAATCAGACCTAAAAGCAGCGGACATTCAAAAAGCCATCAAGGCACTGATAAAAATTGCCAAAAAAAGCGCATGAGCAAAAAGCTGTTGCCAGATGATAGACACAAAATTCTTTTTGTTATGCAGGATGAGGTTGATTTAACACCTTTCTTTTTCCTCGTTTTTGATTCACCATTTTATAAATCGATTATGGAAATTTTAGTGGAGGCGAACTTGATGGGTGCCTCTCTTAAAAAGTACATCATGGATAAATTCAACGGTAACTTCATAAACGCACAAAAGTTTTTTGAGCAACAAGCGAGAGTGAAAGTTCAAAAAATGCAAAGTTAGGGGTGTAAAATGAACGCGATTCGAAAAGAACGAAGTAGATTTTACAGGCTTTACAAAAGGATGCGATCCACATTTGATTCCATGTATGAGCACGGGATTATATCTAAAGGGCAGCTTGAGGATTGGGTTAAGATTTGTGAATCAATGCATGCCGAGTGGAAGCGTCAGTATAGGGAAAGAAATGAGCCTAATTTTGGGAAGCGCGGCCGCAAAAAAAGAGAAATAACATCACCACCACCAATCAAGTGCAAAAAAGAGCATTGTGAAAAAGCCCCAGCAATTGGGCAAGCTTACTGTTCAGCAGCACACGCGCCATTGTCTAGATATGGAAAAAGTTGCAGAGAAGTTTAGTTTTTATTTGGGTTTGAAAGTATTCTATTCCTTGTGGAATGGATTATAAAACACCAATCAGAAATCGGTTTGCTCTCGCCAATATTTTTGGCGCTGTTGGGCTTTATCCATAAGAAAATAATCTCACCATTTTGGAAATCACTGAAGCGTGTGATTGTTGCGATCGATAAAATCGAAGTGATTCATAAGGAGCTTTACAGCAACGGTGGCTCATCATTGCGCGATGCAGTGAATCGGATTGAGAGGAGCCAGGATTTAATTGAAAACAGATCCAAATCAATCATCATGACTTCGAAGAGCGGGGTATTTGAAACGAATGCTCACGGTGGATTGATCTGGGCGAACAAGGCTTTTGTTTCCATGGCATCCAGACAGCTTGAATCACTCGGTGGCCTTGGTTGGATCACATCACTGGTGGAAGATGATCATGAGCGCGTGGCTGGGCTCTGGAGGGCAGCAGTGGCAGATAAAAGGGATCTAGATTGCGAGGCTCAGTTTATCAATATTGAAACAGGAGATACGATTCCAATCCATTTGAGGGCCTATGTGATGAAAGATCGAAAGGGTGATGTGCTCGGTTGGATAGGGTATGCACAAAAAATAATTTAGGTTGATTTTATCAAGGCACTGCCTGAGAATTTTGCTACAGGAGAAAATCGAAAATGGAAAAAGCAATTGTTGATGGAAATATTGGAACAGTAGGAAACTACAAACTTGAGTTTAAGGGCGGGAAGCTTCGTGCAGAGGCTGGAGCAAAAGCCGAGTTCGGTTTGAGCGGTGGCGGTTTTGTGGAAATTGATTCGGATGTGGTAATTGATGCGATCAACAAAGCAATTCCAGGCACCATTGACGATGCTTTTGGATCGGTATTGAAAGCAGCTCTCAAAAACGTGTAATGCAAAACATTCTGAAAAGAGTTTGGCAGCTTTTGGTGAAAAAATTCATTCAGGAGCTGCCATTTTTAATTGTGGCTTTGGTGATTAAGGCATATCAAAAAATAAAGGCGAAATTTTTCAATGGCAAACAATGAACCATTTGATCCGAAAAAAACAATTGCGGCAAAGCTTGCAAAATCAACATTCACGGTGGCTGTTGAGGCATACATAAAGGTTTTACAGGGGGCAGCCCCATTTTTGGCGGTTCCGGTAGTGAGCCAAATTTTCACATTTGCGGTGGTCCAGCTTGCAAATGGGTTGTTTGCGTTTTTGGCAGATGGAACGGCAGGAATTATTATTGATTTGAGGGTGGACAAGGAAAGTTATGACTACAAAAAAGCGGTGGCCAATCTTGAACAAGTCATTGTGGCTCAAAAATCGGCAGAACAGGTAAAAAAATATGATGAAGAATTTAAAGCGGCTTTGCGTAAGCTCATTAATCTTTAGTTTCGCAGCATGTGGAACGGTGAAAATCAAAGACGGCGAATGGTGTGCCGACAGGGGGCCATTGGGGGCAAGCTGTTTCCACACTCTCACGGATGAAAGCCGAGATATTGAAAAGGAAGTTTGGGACAAAATAGCCATCGGGCCGGATCATCGGTTTGGAATGGTGTGCAGTGAGCCAGATAATTTTGCAAATTGGAAGGCGGCAATACTGAAATTTTGCAGCCGAACAAAAAGCTGCAGTTATGAGTTCAAAAAAAAAGTGAATGAATTTTCAGAACGGGTAGAGGCTCATGGAATACAAGCGCGGCAGCAATACCAAGTTAGGTAAATATTTCAATTCGAACGAGTTTGATTGTCACTGTGGCCAATGTGACACCACCTTGGTTGATGAAACCCTAATTGTTCGGCTGGATATCCTACGGGATGCCGTTGGTGCTCCCATTGTAATTCTGTCAGGGTATCGGTGTGGACTTAGGCAGCAACAGATCAAAGACCAAGGGCTTGAAACCGCAAAGGGCATTTCCACGCATGAGGAAGGCAAGGCGGCTGATATCTACTCGAGGGGATTCAGTGGCTCCCATTTGGCATTTAAAGCCAAGGAATCGAATTTTAAACGGGTTGGGGTGGCTTTTAACTGGATACATGTGGATGTGAAACCTGGGGAAGCCACTTGGTATTACAAAGGTGCAGAAAATTGATTTTTCATGTTGCCAAAAAAATGACCATTTAGTACAAAAAAATTCATAGATGAAAATCTGTTTTGCATCCGGTGGGGTTTGAGGAGCCTAAAAACTTTAATTTTACCAAGTGCAAAATTTCAAAATATTTCCATTCATGTTGGGTGGAAATCGGCGCTACAGGTTCATTACTGTTTAATAAGTACCTTGGGTTCACTTGTGGCGCTGTTTTAAATTCACAATAAGTTTTTTTGGCTCATCCAATGGGCTAATTTAAAGGCGTTTTTTCTGGTGGTGGGGTTATGGCCTATCACTTAGTGAAGGCGCTTTTTTGCTTCTAGATTCTTTAAATAAAATAAAAAAAATATATACAAATGCCCCATATATGGGTAATTAATTCCCATGGCTCTCTTCACAGAATACGCCGAAAAGTTAGCAGCAACCGAACGCAACCACGCAAAGGTTAAAGCAAACAGAACCCTTGATTGAAGTGAAGAGCAATCAGGGGTTTTTTATTTTTTTAGTCACTATGGGGGAATAGCGTGGCAAGAATTAACATAGAGGAAAAATGGTGGGGAGATCCGAGGAGGCAAGCAATTTGTGATGCCGCTGGAAATTCATACATGGTTGATGGCATCTTTTTGCGCATCATAAAAACCGCCCAAGAATACATCAAAGAAGGCTCCCCAATCCCAAAAAAATTATTTTCTCAATTTCCTCATTCAATATTGTTTGTTGAAAATGGAATTTGTGAAATTACCGATGAAGGCGTTTGGCTTGATGGTGCAAAAAAGCATCTTGGTTGGTTAGCAAAGCGTGTGGTTGCTGGAAAAAATGGTGGAAAACAGAAATCACCAGCAAAACGCGAGGCGGCATTGAAAAGAGAAGCCTCAAAGCGTGAAATCATTGAGGAATTAGACCACAAGCAAAACCACAATAGCACAAGCAAAACCACAATAGCACAAGCCTCTTCCTCATTCTCTTCCTCATTCTCTTCCTCTGACTCAATCTCAGCCTCAAGCTCATTTGAAAAACAGGGGAGAGCTCCGAGCAGCAAGCAGCTCGAAGCCGTAGCCAATTACCCAAATGAATATTTTGCAATTCATGAAATTTTAAAATTAAGAAATGTTCCAGAAAATCTTACGAGGGTTTGGTTAAACACTTACGCCGATGCTGAGTGGGTTGTCGGTGAGGTTAAAAAAGCCACCGCATGGGAAGCATCCCATCCGAAAAATAGAAAAATTCATTTTGGTGCGTATTTAACAAACTGGATGAATCGCGGATGGGATAAACGTCCAACACAAAAACAACACTCGGCGGATATTCGTGAATCTGGAAACCGTGAGGCGCTGGACAAATTCAAGAAAAATATTGGAGGACAAAAATGAACCACAAAAAAAACATAACTGAATCTTTGATTGAATTAGAAAAAGCAAAAAATGATTTTATAAAAACGATAGTGCAATTTTACCGCGTCCAATTTTTAATCGTGAGAAAGTTTTTTTACAAAAAAATTAAACTTTCGATTTTCTGCAAAATATTTTCACATTCGTTTGGAGCCGAAGAATATAATTATTCTGATGTGAAGCGGTTTGAAAAATTTGGATATGCACAAAAAAGATATTTTAAAAAATGTAGGTTATGCAAAAAAAGAAGTTTTTCAAGAATTGATCAACTCGGAAATAGGTTCTGGGAGATCGAATCATGAAACAAGCGGTTAAAAATTATAAAAAGGCATCAAGAGCACTTAGAACTTTTCAAACCGAGATGCTGAAAAATCACAGGATAAAATATTCTTCAGATGAATCAGAAGAAGTAAAAGCAAGAAGATTTGAACTTCATAAGCACGTTTCTGATGCCCATGAGATTTTAGATCAAACACTTGGAGCGGATGCATTGACAGCGCTTTATTGGGAAGGAAAAGAACTTTCATGAAGTGCAATCGATGCAATGACCGTGGATTTATAGAAGCTCCAATTTTAATGAGTCAAGGAAATTACGGTTCATTAATTCAATGCTGTAACATCCAAAAATATTCAGCAGAAATTCAGAGAAGAATCAATTTACATTCGCCAAAAAACAATGTAAACGATGCACAAAACACGGCACAGCAACTTGGTGTTGTTTTGCCAATGAGGAAAAAACAAAATGGAAATTAATACTGTTGTAAAAGCTGTTAATGATTTGGCTGTTGAAAAAGGTTGGTATGATTCAACAAGAACACCTCTTGAATTTCACATGCTCATGGTGAGTGAGATTGCAGAAGCCACCGAGGAAGTTCGAAAAAATACTCCAGCAATTTATTTTATAGATGATGATAAAATCATTAATTCTACATCAGGAAATTTTACTGCATGGGAGTTTCCAAAAGATAAAAAACCAGAAGGTGAGGCCATTGAGCTTGCTGATGCCGTTATTCGGATCATGGATTATTTTGCCCATCGTGGGTGGGATTTAGAAAAAGCAATTCGAATAAAACACAATTTCAACATGACAAGGCCATATCGCCACGGTGGAAAATCAGTTTGAAAACAATATTAATTTTAGACATTAAAAAATGCACATTTGATGATTCTGATTTTTATAAAATAAAAGATCACAGATGGATGTTAAAAAAACATAGAAATACTTTTTATGCAATTACAGACATAAAAGGAAAAAGAACATACATGCATCGTTTAATTTTTGGGTCTAAAAAAGGAAAAATAATTGATCACATTGATAGAAATGGATTAAATAATTGTAAAAAAAATCTTAGGTTTTGCACCAGTGCTCAAAACTCATATAACAGGATTGGAATAAAAAATACATCTTCAAAATATAAGGGAGTTACTTGGGACAAAAAAAGACTTTTATGGCTGTCGAGAATTGGATTTAAGTATAAAACAATTTTTATAGGAAGATTTAAAAAAGAAAAAGATGCTGCAATTGCGTATGATAAAGCAGCAAAAAAATATTTTGGAAAATTTTGCAAAACAAATTTATGAGCAACATGAGAACAATTAGATTGGCAGCAGCATTGATGGCGATGGGATGCCCAGCAATGGATGGAATTGATTTAAGATCGGGAATTCAAAAAAGACCAAAAGAACCACTACCACCAAAAAAACAATTTACAAAAGAGCAACAAGAAAAATTAGATCAACTTGCTCTAGATAGAACACCACAGGGCCGAAAGGCATATAAAAATTATTTGAAAGAAATCGAATCATGAATGCAAAACCACAAAATTTAAGAGAAGCGCTTGGAGAGATAGTTTTTGCTTTGGGTGAATACTACGATAAAAAACTGACAGCCACGCAAATTGAAATGTATGTTGAGGACTTGATGGTGCTCACTCCAGATGAATTGGTTTTTGCGATTAAAAAATATCGGACGATTCCAGAAAATCACTTTTTCCCATTGCCAGCCAAATTGATTGCACTTGTGACACCGAAAGAAAATTCAGAGCTTGATATTGGTCGAGAGGTTTCAGGGAGAATCATCCAGGCTGTTTCAAAATTTGGCCACAACAATTCCATGGAAGCATGCAAATTCATAGGTGATCTCGGATGGAAGGTGGTTCATAGAAACGGTGGTTGGGCGGCAATCTGCTCAGAATTGAATGAGAATAACAAAGGAATCATGCAAGCCCAAATGCGTGACTTGGCAATATCAATCATGAGAATGAGCACAAACGGAACGCTGGACGCACCAATAGGCATTCCACAACCACCGATGCAAAAACAGATTGGGCAACTTGTGAATCAGTTTTCAAATCAAAAAACGATTGGGCAATCAGAATGAGCCCAACAATGATCAAATGCCCAATTTGCTTGGAAAAAATGGAATCATCACGATTGAAACCAAGTGATGGATGGCAAGAGGATTGGACTGAAGTAAAATGCCCACTTTGTAAAAATAATTTCAAAGTGGCTGTTGAGTTCGAAGTGACAATCAATGACGATTTTGATTTCGAAACATTCAGAGCGCATTTTGATTTGGATAAATTTCCACCAGACGTTTCAAAGGATGATTTTTATAAAGCGATGAGATGCATTATTGATGAAAAACAGAAGGAATTATTGATTGGATTCAGTAATCCAGAAACAAAAGCATCTTATGAATTTGCAATGATCCATCACCAAAGAGTCAAGAGAACATTAATGCCACCGGAAAGGAAAAAAGTTTCATGAACACCGTGGAAATATTTGGGCATCAATACAGCAAACATCAGGCTAGGAAGTTCCAAAGAAAACTGGCATGGCCATGTGTGGTTCCAACTTGCAGAAAACTTCATTCTAGTAAATGGGATAAATGCAAGGAATGCCGAGAGATCAAATGCACAAGATGCGACAAAAGAACAATTGTTGCATCAAAACGATTATGTAATTACTGCGAAAAGTTGAAAAATTTATGAGTGAAAATCAAATCAAAGCAAAAAGAATAATGAGAAGATGCCAACGGCTTGCAGCAGAGTTTTGGTTATTTTTCGATGTGAATGGGATTCATCACGGAGAGTGGTGTAAGTTTTATAATCAGATCATGGCCTATGGTCAAAAGCTGAAGGCACTTGAAACGGATTGGAAGCCAAAATCACCGAGATATCCAGTAGAGTTTAGGGAGCTTTTAAAATGAGGGGGCATCCAGGAAAAAAGAGAGAACAGCATCCTTGTTGGAAAGGTGGAACAGTCATTGATAAAGATGGTTATATCAGGACTTGGGCCCCAGAACATCCATGGCCAAGAAGAGGATATATTCTTGAGCATGTTCGAATTATGGAACTTAAAATAGGAAGAAGGATTACACCGAAAGAATGTGTTCACCATATTGATGAAAATATTAAAAATAATTGTGATGATAATTTGGAATTAAAAACGAGAAGCCAGCATTCAATTGATCATAGAAAAAAGGATGCACATAAATTTAAAAAAGGAAAAAATGGAAAATTTATATGTGGATCTATTTAGCCAAAAAATCAACGGACTTGACCTGTTCAGCGGAATCGCAGGAATCGGATTGGCTTTGGAGCCATGGGTGCGAACAGTTGCCTATTGTGAAAGAGATCCATACGCTCAAGCTGTATTGCTATCAAGAATGCGAGAAGGGAAACTGCCCAGTGCGCCGATCTGGGATGATGTGCAAACACTCAGCGGATCTGATCTTCCACCGATCGATATCATTTTCGGAGGATTTCCGTGTCAGGATATTAGCGTTGCAGGAAATGGAAAGGGTTTGGAAGGAGAGCGAAGCGGTTTATTTTTCCAAATCGTTAGACTTGCAAGTGAACTACGACCGAGATTCATCTTCTTGGAAAACGTGCCAGCTATCACTCTTCGGGGGCTTGAGCGAGTTTGTATGGAGCTCACAAAAATGGGGTATGATTTGCGGTGGACGGTTATTTCAGCAGCAAGCGTTGGAGCCCCGCACATGCGCGAACGATGGTTCCTACTTGCCCACGATAACGGCACAGGACTACGGGAGCAATCAAACCCAGACAGCAGGTGGAACGATAAGACCGAGCTTGCAAACGATGGCGCGCCAAAACCTATGGCCAACCCCAACGGTGATGGGGAACAATCAGGCACCAAAGGATGGAACGCAAAGAGGAACGGGATTGGCAACGGCAGTGAAGAATTGGGCCACACCGAACGCAAGAGATTGGAAGGATACGGGGAAGAGCCAGGGGAAGAGGAAAAGCCCCAATCTAGGAACACAAGTTCACCAGCATCAAGCCGAGAGTGGTGGGCAACTGAACCCGAATTTTGTAGAGTGGTTGATGGGCTATCCGCAGAATTGGACGCAATTGAACGATGTATCAATGATCCCAAAAGTATCTCCAAAGATGTTGACCATCTTGTTGAAGCTGCGCTCAAGAAAACTACTCGGATCGAAAGAATTAAATGCCTTGGTAATGCGGTTGTGCCCCTCCAAGCAAGGGAAGCGTTCAAGAGGTTGATTGGATTATGATTGAAATTAAAAATGTGACCATTGTTGCAGTGATTGAAAATAACAGGTTGATTCAAAAATTTTCTTATGGGGAAACTAACCAGGAACATTGCATCCATGGGATCAAACTACGTTGGTCATGTGGAAGTTGCGAGGATGAACTTTCACCAAAAGAACAAAACATTTCTCAAAGCAAATTCAATGAAGAGTTTTTTTTAAAAATCATTCGTGACTGGAAAAGCTCATGGATGAATCAACGGCAGAACAGCGAAGCCGACTATGAAAATTATTTTAAACGAGCTTTTGGAGTAGATGCCAACATGATTCATTCACTCGCAAAAAGCCTTGAAACGGCAGTGAAGGAGAAATAAAAATGAGTAAAGATGGATTCAAAGAGGCATATGAAAAAGCGATAAAAGAGAACAGCCACCTACATGCACGTGTTGTTGATTTAGAGAAGCGTAGCGCTGATGATCGGCAGAAGTATGAGATTGTGGCAGGTCATTTAACAAAGGCCATTGAGCGTTTAGATGGAGGAATCAATAAGGCATTAGAGGATCAAGGGATGAATGAAAATGAAATATTGGAGTGGCGCAAACAGCATTGCACACTACCAGGATTGAAGTTGGGTTAAAATGAGTAAGTGGTACGGAAAAATAATATTTAGAAATGAAGGATGCGAATACTTCAGAGAGTTTGAAACAGAAGCTGAGGCCAAAGCCTATGTTCAAGGCTGTAAGGATCGTGAAGCATGTGAAGATCCAGACACAGTTTCTGATTCGCATACATACTGTCACGACCAAATTGAACCAACAGAGGTGAATTAAAATGATCTCAGAAGAAAACAAGAAGAGGATTGAGGAACACTGTATTCACGGGCGTGATATGGTTGAAGAGTATGGCCTAAGTTTAAATTCTATTAAGGCAGCGAAAAGAACAGCATGGGGTTCCATGACTGAGATGCAGGTTTTCGCAATAGGCATTGAACATGGATACCAATTAGCCACAAAGGAAAAGGATGCGGACACCGAGCGGTTGGAATGGATGGCTGAAAAAGGATTGGGAGTTGCTAGAAACACAATGGCCACCATTAATGACCATTGGTTTGTATTTAATCATCGCGGAGAATCCCAAGTGTATAGAAACACATTTCGTGAAGCAATTGATTGGGCTATGGAGAACATTAGATGAGCCACCCAACACTTGAAGAGCAAATAGTAAGACGATGCGTATATTATGTAAGCCCGATTCAAAGTAAATGCTGCGAGAAGGGAATTAATTACCGATTATTGGCAGGTGGTGAACGCCATGGATATTTGGCAAGGATTCCATGTGTGGAAACGGCACTGAGTAAAAACGTGCAGCCATGCGAACACAAGAGATTGCCCACAAAGGAAGAGATAACTGCCGAGATAGAATCGTGGAAGCGTCATTTTGAAGCGAATGGATTGGAGTGGGTGCCATGAGTAGAGGTTATACGAATGTTACAATACCCAAAGTTTTTGATGATCTAGAGCGCACCATTGATGAGAATGAGGTTTTAAAATTCAAGCTCAAGCAAATGGAGCAAAAGCGAAACTGGCTTATCAGTGAATTAGGGAAGATCCCAATGGCTGTTGAAGAATGGGGATATGTTGATATTTCTTTTGGGAATAAAAAAATAAAGCTTGTGAAGGCACCAGAGGAGCCTAATCCATGAGTAAGTATATGAGCAAAAAGAAGGTTCACAAATTGGAGAGCATTTCCAAGGATGGTGAATCAAAAGTGGAGTGGAGATAGCCATGAGGAAAATTGTGCATTACATCAAAGAGTATGAACCCAAGGTGAAGTTGCTTTGCGGGTGCCGTGATGGATTCATCCGGCAGCAAGGCGAAGAGATCACTTGCAAGCGGTGCATTAAAAGTTTGAAAGCAAGGGGGCAACCATTAAAGAAGCCAAGGGAGTACAGTAACCCAACCCAGAGTGATATGTTCAAGCCCCTGAGCAAGCTAGAATGGTTTAAAATAAAATTTCATATATGGGTGAGAGAAGCCAAGGCATGGTTTAAATCGAATTTTAGGGCAAAAGATAAAACTCCAGTGATGGAGGGCGTTATATTAAGTGTGAGCATAGGCCATAAAAAATACAGCTGGCCGGATTTAAAATTGATCAATGAAGATCCTATTCACCACGAAGAGGGGCTTGGAGCCGCGTGGAATGATCCAAGGGATTTAAAGCCAGGTGAAATGATGGTTCCTACCAATTGGAAGTTCAAGGGGATACCACAAAAGCTGGTGGTGAAGTCAGAAAACCTAACAGATGATTTTCATCACGGCCGCGATCCAATGCCAAATGTAGCTGGAGCGTTTATTCAAGTGATGGAAAACAAGATGCGCCATGAATTGCTTTATGGTGAAACCGAAAAGTGGAATGAAAGCGATCTTCCAAATTTTGATAAAGAGATCGAGTTGATTGGAAGAGCTGGAAAAATGGCTGGAGAGAGAAACGTGAAAACCGTTATGGATATCATTAACAGCGAGAGTCAATCCGATGATGGGAGCCATGCAAGGCCATGAATGAAAAATGTGATTATCTTTTTTTATTATGCAGAACAACAATGAATTTATATTCAACTCTTCTATGTGGGAACCCAACAATAAATCAAGCAAAGCTATTAAAAGAAATTAAAGATGGAAAAGAAGGCCAACTGGCAATTGAAAGTTCAAGCTTATTTATTCCCATGCGTCTTTATGGCGAAGGGAAAAAGGATAAGGCATTGATTGAGTTCGAAAGAAGAATTGGAAGAATAACAAAAATTTGTTGGGAGCCAATTTTTAGCGAAGAAGAATTTCAAAAAAATGGATACGAAAAAAATGAAAGACCACAAGAAAAAATATTTTATTTAGATGCAATGAATGGCCAAAATATAAGATGGCACAATTGTTCTTTCATTGGTGTTACAGAAAAAAGTATTTACGATTTATAAAGGAGTTAAAAATGCCACTATATGACTACCACTGCGAGAAGTGTAAAAGCATTCAAGAGATCAGCCATAAGATTGGTGAACCACCAGAGAAATGTGAGTTTTGCGGTGGGGCCATGACGAGGATGTTCACGGGTAGCACCGCTATTATTTACGGATGCGATGGATTCTACAACACCGATTACAAACCGAAAAGGCCAAAGGATAATTAAATGACCAGAAAAAACTTCAATGAATTTTGTATTTTTGTTTTTTGTATTGCTGCATTGTCGCAATTCATTGACGGGTATAAGGATTCGAAAACATCAGATTGCTTGGTTATCGAAGAGCACGATGCACTAAAATTTTCAGAATATTCATGTGGCTGTAAATTAGGAGCCGTTTTAAAATGATGTGATGAAAACACATTTTTTATTATTTGCTCTTTTATTTTTAAATTCTTGCGCACACTTCCAAAATAAACAAACACCAGATCAGGTTCAGCCACCGATTGAAATACCATCGGCGGAATCCACGCCAAGCCCATCACCAATTGTTGATAAAAAACCATCAATAAAATTTGAACCAATTACCGCTTGGGATTCAGAACTTCAGTTTATTAATGAGGGAGAAGATCAGGCAAATGCGGTTTTGAAATCAGATTGTTTCAAATCTGGAGTGATGACAGCAAAATTCACAGAAAACCTTGGGCTTACCAATGAAAAAATTTATCAGAAATTTGTAGATGCCAGCCCCATGAAGGTTGGTATCACCATGTTCACTGGTGGATGGTATGAGAGAATAAATAATACTGTTGCGTATGAGGGCAACCCAATACGGATGAACAGACGGCTTGTTGGAACGGCATCATATGTTGGATCAACATCACTGCATGAGGGATTTGGCCACGGTCTAGATTTCAGGCACGATTACAATAAAAATTACAATACGAGCCAATCAATTCCATACACACTTAACAGAATTTTTGATAAATGCGCAAAGGCTCTTGGATTTAAACTGGTTTACTGAGATTCGCGGATGCAGTTTCCACCCTTGACTTCATCGTTTTCAATAATCGCAAAACAGGTATAGCCGGATGGCGATGGGATTACCTGCCCACTTGTGATTCCATTGGCTTTTCCACATGATGGAATTAATGCCATGAATATCAACGCTAAAATAATCAGGTAAAAATTTCTCGTTTTCATTCAAATATTGTAGCTAAATGATGACCACTATGCCACCAAAAAATAGTGTAAATTTTTGGTTGCATAGTTTATTCGATTTGGTTAAAAAAACAAAAAGGGGAAATAAATGAATTTCATTGGACTTGAGCCAGTTGCGGAATGGCACACAAATCTTTTGCTAAAAGGAAATAGCCCTAATGTATCGGATCTCCCAGCCACGCGCATTGATCAACCAGATTTCCAAGGCATTCATTCCGTTTGGTTTTGCAGATCATTAAAAGCAAGAATCATTTTTTTGTTATTTGGAAAAATCAGCTTTGCAGTGTTAAGTGACTCCCACCCACCAGTTTTGATTGGCATAGGAAACTTTGTTGGAAAGAAGCCAGATGAGATTTAAAATTCCAACAATCAAATTTCAATACATGCATAGATGCAAGCCGTGCAAGAGAAAATCTAATGCAATTGTTTGGAATGCCCCATATTATGGAGGAGTGAAATCAAAGCATTTATTTATGGTTAGCTGTTTGAATTGTGGTTCGAACATCACAAAAATTTACAGAACTAAAAATGGTGCAATCGCAGCCTGGAATAAGAAACAAAAGGAATTGAGCAATGGATAATAAACAAGCGTTTGCGGCATTGGTTGAAAAAGAAGTTCGTGGGAATGCAGCAGATGAAGAAGTTAAAATTTTGGAATCTGCACCTGATCAGTGGAGGATTTGCCTTTTGGATATTTTGAAACAGGTTGATCTTCAGCTTCAAAAAAACCAGATCGATTTTAAATATGTGATGGATACCGAGGAAGAAATTAAAACATCGGCTCAATGGAAATACAAAGCCAACTTTTTCAAGCGCCATGTGATCATGAGAATTACAGCTGTGAAGGCGCTCATTAAAGAAAAGGCACTTGTTGAGATTCGAGAGCGTCAGGAAAAAGCATTGTCAAATCCAAAAAAAGAACAGATCCACAACATGGATGATTTATGCGAGAAGGTTGACAAGCTCACTGTTATTGTTGAAAACCTTTTCAAAAAAGTTGAAGAAATTTATATGGAGATTCCATCACCATAATGAAAAAGACCAAAAGAAAACCAAGTGAAATTCCATGCATGGCAGATGGTTGCAATCGGGTTCCAACCGATCGATGCCACATTAAGAGCAAGGGCGCAGGTGGAACATTAGATGAGAGTAATATTTTGATGATGTGCCGTGAACACCACACGATGCAACACAAAACAGGATGGAGCAAATTCTTGGAGAAGCATCCATTATTAAAACGATTGATGGCCAAGAAGGGCTGGGAGATCAAAAACATATTTGGTGTGGATAAGTTGGTGAGTAAATGACTGATACAGAAAACGCAAAAGCTCTTGATGCTCTTGATGCAAATGCTTTGATTGTTAGATTGGCAACAAAGCATATTAATGAAATTGGATTAGAGGTTAAAAAACTCCATAAATCACAACAGTATTTAATAATGGGTAGAATTTTACAATTTATGTTCACTAGGCATTTTAGACTTTCAATTGATGCATCAGAAAAGATGATTGATAAAAATGAAAAATAGAATTGTTTCTTGGTTTTCTTGTGGTGCTGCATCAGCAGTTGCAACAAAAAAAGCAATAGAAATTTATGGAAATGAACTTATTCCAGCATCATGTGTTGTTGCAAATGAGCATGTTGATAATGAAAGATTTTTAAAAGATTGTGAGAATTGGTTTGGCATTCCAGTTTTAAAACTTAAAAGTGATAAATATGCAGATTGCTGGGAAGTGTGGGAAAAGAGAAGATATCTTGTTGGTCCAAGGGGTGCTTTATGTACTACAGAGATGAAAAAAATGGTACGGCAGAAATTCCAAAAGATTTCAGATGTTCAAATTTTTGGATTTACAAGCGAAGAAAAGCATAGAGCAGATAGATTTAGAGAACAAAATCCAGAAGTAAATCTTGTAACACCATTGATTGATTTGGGCATAACAAAAAATGATTGTTTCAACATTATAAAACAAGCTGGAATTGAACTTCCAGCAATGTATAAGCTTGGATATAGAAATAATAATTGTATTGGATGTGTAAAGGCATCCAGTGTTAAATACTGGCTCAGAACAAAACATCATTTTCCAGAAATATTTGAAAGAATGTCAAAATTAGAAAGAACGCTTGGAAGAACAATTGTTAAATATAAAGGAAAAAGAATATTTTTAGATCAAATTCCAGATGATGCTGATGATAAACAAAGTGAGCTTGATTTTGAATGTGGTATTTGGTGTAAAGGAAACAAATGAAAACTAAGATTAAAAACGAACACATTGTTATTGATGCAACAACAGGTGGAACTTTCAGATGTAAAGGCTGCAACGGTTTTTTGCACCCACCAATGCCAATATCAATTAGCATGTGGCTTGTAATGAGCAAACAATTTCAAAAGGAGCATTCAAAATGCAAGAAAAAACGATGAACAATTCAGATGATCATGTTCCAGTTTTAATGGGTGATGGAAAGGCTTATTTCGCACATTTTAATAAACTGACACCAGCCGAAAACGAACGATTGGCAATCCTTGCAGAAGAATGCGCAGAGGTGATTCAATGCGTGACCAAGATCATGCGCCATGGATATTCTAGTTTTCATCCAGCCAATGTTGATGCTGGAAATAATCGTGAACAGCTCGAAAAAGAGCTTGGGCATCTGGACAATATTTTGGATATGATGGTTGAAGAAAAAGATATCAATCACAATTCTGTTATCAAACATCGTGAGAAAAAGAGTGAAACAATCGGAAGATATTTGCACCATCAATGAGCGAACCAAAGAGCAAAATAGCATCACTGAAGCAAAAGTATCTTGGCCGTGTTGGAATGGTTCAAACTTCAATTTATCTAGACGAGGAAACATTGAAGGCATTGATCAAGTATTGCAAAAAGCACAGAGAGAAAAAATCAACAGTGATGAAGATTGCATTGATGAAACTTTTTGCTGATACATCGAAAAACTAATCTTTACATTAAAATAGGGCATTCCATTACCATTGGAATATGGGTATTAAGGACGATGCGCATAAGGTAATATCTATTTTGAAGAGCCTCGCGGTTCAGCTTGGAAGAACCCCAACTGTTTTTGAATTTCTTGAGGCAGCTCCGATCACCAAACACCATCTTTACACCGCGCTTGGTGGCTATTCCACACTTGTCCAGGCGGCTGGGCTTTCACCAGCAAAGAGACAGAAAATTGATAACTCGATATTTGAAGTTGATATTGAGGAAGCAATTAATGGATCAGATCGGCCGCCACCAATCATTGATCCATTGAGTGGACAGGTAGATATTCGGATTGCCATTGCAGGTGATAGGCATGAGCCATTTTCACACAAAGGATGCACCGAGGCATTTTATAAATTCATCGAAGAAACACAGCCAACCCACATAATCCAGATCGGTGACCTTTATGACATGTATGCTTATTCGAAGTTTGCAAAGAGCTTGAATATCTACACGCCGAAAGAAGAGCTCAGATTGGGAAGAAAAGGGGCTGAAGAGTTTTGGGCTAAATGCCGGAAGCTGGTGCCAAAGGCCAAGTGTTACCAAATACTAGGGAATCATGATTGGAGGCCATACAAACGGGTTTTGGAGGCATTACCAGAGGCAGAGGATACATGCAGGGAAATGTTCCTCAATTGGTTCAGGTTCCCAGGTGTGGAGCTTATATCAGATCCACGCCAAGAGCTGTTCATTGGCCAAACGGCATTCATTCACGGATACAGATCAACCATTGGTGATCACATGAATTACATTTTGATGTGCGTTGCGGCAGGACATTTGCATTTAGGTGGAACCGTGTTCAGAAATTTGTTTGATCCATCCGTTGGATCCAATCGAATCATCTATGAGCTTGGTGTGGGATATATGGCGGATCCAGAATCAAAGGTTTTATCATACACGCCACAAAAAATTACCAAATCAACAAATGGATGGGGTTATATTGACCGCTGGGGGCCGAGATTCATTCCTTATGCGAAACCTAAAGTTAAATGAGCATGCTTTTGTGGAAGTGGAGATTGACGGGATCGAGTGGCGCATAGTTCAAATGCGCGATAAAAAAACAATGAGATATTTTTCAAAAGTTGGGTTTAAATTCACTGAAAGGGAGAATCCCCCAGAGGGGGTCAAACACATGTGGAATCTAGTATCAAAAGACAGCATAGGGCCAGAGCAGTGAGCGATTTCGAGAGATATCGGGTGAGAAACCTAAGAACCAAGGCGCTGGAGAATCTTTACATGGTGACCAAGCGCGTTTTGAATATGGCATCTTCGGTCACTCAAAGCGAACGCATAAGATTGCTTGCAGATTTGCAGGGAGCGATTGAAGAGGTGGAAAAACATCCGGTGCCAAGAATCGCAGAAAATTAAAAGGCTTTATGTAAAATCGTGTTCCATGAGAAGTTTTCATAAAAGGTGAGTGAAAATGGCAACAAAACTTAATATCAAAATTGATCAAGGAACCACCTATACAGCACAGCTCACTTTTAAAGATCCAATGGGTGTGCTTATCGACGTTTCCACACATACTTTCAGGGGCCAAATCAGAGAGAGGTATGATGCAAGCGTGATTTTGGCGAGTTTCACCTTTTCAAATGTTTCACTGGGCGTTGTTGAAATGAAGATGATTCCATCAGTGACGGCAGCACTTCCAATTGTTCCATCGATCGATAATAAGCGAATGAGCTACAAAGCAATTTATGACGTTGAGCAGGAAATCAGCCCAACAGAGATTACACGCATCATTGAAGGTGAATGTGAGATTTCTCCAGAGGTTACACGATGAGCGATCAAGAAGTCACGATTACACCACCAGTTCCACCATCAATTGAGGTTCGAACACCAGGGGCTCCAGGGAAGAGCGCATATGATCTTGCGGTTCAAGAGGGTTTTGTTGGATCACTCCAAGATTGGCTTGATTCATTACAAGGGGCTCCAGGCGCAGGGGCTTGGGGTAACATTGCTGGTGATATTTTAGACCAAACCGATCTCCAAAAGCAGTTTGGTTCAATGGTGAGTGGTCAGGGATCTTATTTCTTCAAAAATGAGGCATCTGATCTTGGTGGCGGCCGATTGGCAATGGCCAAGGGAATCCCATCTGGTGGAGGCGCAGGAATTTCATTCACTGGAGTTTCAAACGGGACATATCTTTCAGCATTTTGCAGTGAGGAAGGATTCCCAACCGTCACAAACATTCCAAGTGGCGTTTTCAAGTTCAACATTCAAGCCCGTAAGACAGCAGGAACAAAATCGGCAAAAATTTATGCAGAGTTTTACACAAGAACAGTTCTTGGGGTTGATACACTCATTGGAACATCATCAAAATCAGATGATTTGACTGGATCAAACATTGAATGCGTTGGATTCATTCCAACATCGGTTATCAATGGCATTGGGCTCACAGACCGATTGTTGATAAAATTCAAGGCATACGTTTACGGATCAGGCACAGATCCAGATATTACTCTTGATATTCAGGGCAATAATTTTTCGAGAATGACGGCTCCAGAGGATTATGCAAAATATTTTGGTGATTTCACTCCAGAGGATGTTTCAAACAAGGCAATTGATTTTTCAACAGTAAACGACACTTTATATCCAAGCGTTCAAGCGGTTCAAGATGAGCTTGATTTAAAACTTGCATTATCAAGCGCACCAATTATTGCACCAAATAATCAAACAGGTGGTTTTCAGTATTTTAACATAAATCCACAGGTTGAAGCTCTTCAAAATTCACCTAATGAAACATGGAACTTTTTTCAATACACAGTCAACATTGATCCAAATTCTACAGGTTTTAATTTAGGAACAGCCGGAACTTTCGGAAGCATTTTCAATATTGGATTTAACCATGACGGAACTTCAGACATAGGTAATGCTTCATACTTCAATACCTATTCAGAGTTAGGAAATGGAACTGATCCGATCACAGTTAAGGGATTACAGTTCTGGCTTGGGTTTGGAAATATAGCTGCTGACGTAACGATTCAAGATTCCTTTCAGGGATTTGGAATGCAGTGGAACGTGGACGCTGATGCTGTGATGAACGGTTACTTCAGTGGTTTCTATGACAACATGAATTTTGAACTGTTTAGATTCACGCGGCCCATAATTAACCTATCTTTATTATTTTACATCAACAGGCTTAGTTTTTTCTTCATTTTTAGGATCTTCAGGTTTTTTTTGTGGCGCTGTTTCTGGCATATAAACCAAATTCAACATGTTTTGCATTGCTTGATGTTCTGAAAGCTTTACATTCATATTTGCTAAAATTTGTTTTAAATTCTCGTAAGCTTGGTGTTTTGTCATAGTAATTCCTTAGTTTTGTTTAACAAAAGCATTACCCGATAATAACTTCAAGGCAATTAAAAATTCATCTTTTTTTTCCTTTGTGGAAACGTCTTTTTCTTTAACGATTTCTTTCGCCTCTGCAATTGTCATAATTTCCCCTAGTGTAAATCTACCCATGATCCAGCTTCAAAAACTTGTTTTTTATCTGTTGTTGTATTGTAAATTTCAAGCCCATTAACCGCTGTAATTGCATCCCTTTGCGTTGTTGTCATCCTTGCATTC